CTCTGTTTCGTAGATCTCTTTGTGCTCTTCGCCGTAACGTGCATACTCTAAACCGAACAATGCGTTCAAGCCTGGGAGCAGCTCTTTCAATAGTTGTGCGCGTGAAATAGCCATTTGTTAGCTCCTTAATTAAACGCCAGTAGCATTGAAATAACTGTGGAAACCAAAGTTCCAAGTCACCAATACTTCGGGATAGCCAGTGAAAGTGAAGTTAGCGGCAGTCGATTGAGCAGATGCTACTGCTGTATTAATCGTAACTGCTGTTCCGTTCACAGCGGTAACATAAGTGTTGGAGCCAGCAGTGATGCCAGGGCCAGTCACAGCCATGCCAGGCCAAATGCTGCTGTTAGCGCCAGACAATGTGATTGTCGTAGAGCTAGAAGTAGCAGCTTGAACCACGCTAACACCTGTGTCGGGGACGATACCAACGCAACGGAAGGGAGCACCAGATGTCAAGGGGTTGGTCGCAGTACCAGAAGACTGAGAAATAGCTGAAGCTGCAAGAGCAACACCAGCAGTCGAGTCACCAGTAGTGGTGTTACCGCCAGGACCTGTGTACAACATGTTTGCGCCAACGAATGATTGGTTAGCGTAGAGGACCGTTTGGCTTTGTGCAGCGCCGCCTTGAACGACGACAGCTTTGAACACAGCTTGAGGATCATCAACAACATAACCGAGAGCATCGGGAGCAGATGTACTAGCTTGCCAATATTGGAAACGGTTTTTACCGTAAATTGGACCGCCAGTTGTAGAGTACTCACAGCCTACAAACACACCAATCGTACCGGCTACGGCAGATGTAGAGTTATATGTAAGAGTGGTTTGGATTAAAGTGCCGACTGTTGCAGGGGATGCAATAGCGCCCAATTGAACAATGTCACCATTGAACAAACTGTTGCTGTAACCATTCACGATAGGGAACATGCGGGTTGAACCAGCATATACTCGACCACCGATCAGGTTAACAGGCTTCAGCCCGTAAGGGGCTGGAATAATAGGATAAGCCATTTTGTTTCCTTAAATTAAGAACCTGAACCAAATGTGACCTTCGAGCGCTTCTCGGAGAAGAGAGGCATTCTAGGATCGCTGTCTTTCATGAAGCTGTGGTCTACTGAATCCATCTGAGCCTGGTTCTGCTTGCCGTAATGCGCAGCACGCTGTTCCAAAAACTCTGTAGGGATGCGGCAGAGTAACAAGCCTCCCACCTCAATATTGCCTTTGAATCGGCCTTCTTCAGTGGCATGCATCATCATTTCGGGATAATCCTCTGCTTTGCAGGGCTCATATCCCTCACGGAACTTAGAAGAGATGTTACTCGGGTCTGAGGTACCCATCGTGCTGATTCGGATATAGCGATGCTTCCAACCTGGACGGTCATCGGGCATGGGCAGCGTTTCAGGAGCCCTCCAAGCTTGTGGCCTGTAGGTTGAAGCTGCTCGCGTTTCTAAATCGCGACTCTTACGTACTTGTGTTTCAGACATGATTATTGACCTTTCCTAAATTCTTCCGCAACCTGTTGGGCATAGAGATTCAGAGGAACCCCAAGCCTTTTGGCGATATTTTCCTGCGATTTTGTAAGCGTGAGTTTTTTGGGCGCTGCGCTACGTGTTGCAGGGGCTACTACACTTGATTTATTGGGTGGAGGGGGCGCATCCACTTGCTTTGGCAGACCTAAGCGATCTGGAAATCTTTGACGAATCTCAGCATCAAGCCTTTGGTAGTACTCATCACTCGAAGGATTGATTCGCTCTTCTTTGGTGAGTTCTTCATGGACCGCCAACGCATAACTGGTCATGCGTCGATCTTGTCCAAACCAAGGGTTCTTGTCGCGCCAAGACAGAGCTTTGTAGTCTGGCTGTGGGGCTTGCTGGATCGGTTGTGGTATTTGTACCTCATTCCGTTCCTCTTGTAAAGGGGCTGGACGAAAATTTTCAACTTTATCTGCTTTGAGAGTAATCGCTGCAATTTCTGTCTGTGCCTCAACAAGCTTGGCGGAATCCCCCG